GACTTCTCAAGGTGCTGCTACAAATGCTTCTTGGAACTCTTATCGTCCTTTCCAATGGAGTTTGGGAACTGGTGCTGTAATTATTGATAACAGCGGTTCGGGTACGACATTCGGTGGGGTATTGACAGCACCATCTATCACTCTTAATACCACCGGTTCAGGAATTAGTTTCCCCAGTGGTGTGTCAATTTATGAAGATGGTTCAGGTAATGGTCCTGGTGATTTAGTTATAGGAACAAATAACGGAACTGGGCATTATACTGTTTTTTATAGCAATGGTAGTTTCAATGCTCCTAATACTATCTATCAAGGCGGTTCGGCAGTAGCAACCCAGTCTTATGTAACCGGATATGCTCCATCATTAACAGGTTCTGGCGCATCGGGGACATGGGGTATTAATGTTACAGGATCGGCAGCAAGTATTACTGGAACTTATGGTGGTTCTATAACATCATCACAAGTAACGACCGGTCTTGGTTATACACCATATAATAGCACCAATCCTTCTGGTTATATTACATCTTCTTCATTGTCATCTTATGCTGCACTTTCTGGTGCAACATTCACAGGTTCTATTAATTCTGGATCATCTGTTGTTGCTGCGAACACCAATTCTTCTGCTATTGTAACCGGTTCATCATTCGTTGTTGGTGGTAATGGTGGAAATTATCTGGCATTCGGACAATCAACAGGAACTTATGCTCAATGGATTCAGTCTGGGTATAATGGTAATGCAACAAGATATTCTATCAACCTAAACCCAGGCGGAGGAAATGTTGGTATTAATACCGGTATTAATTCAGATGCCGCATATAACTTAGATGTTAACGGTAAAATTCGTGCAACATATTCTATCGGTGTAGGATCAGCAGCACCATCTACAACTACCGGTCAAATTCTTGCATCCGATAACATCATTGCATATTATTCAGATGCAAGACTGAAAGAAAATATCACACCAATCCCCGACGCTCTAGCAAAAGTCAATACACTTTCGGGTGTGACATATAATAGCAACGACCTTGCGGAATCTTATGGTTACACGGATCGTTCGCAGCAAGTTGGTGTTATTGCGCAGGAAGTCAAAGCAGTTCTACCACAAGTAATCAAACCAGCACCATTTGATACTGATAGCGAAGGTAATTCTAAGTCTGGTGAAAATTATATGACGGTGCAATACGAAAAGCTCGTTCCGCTATTAATCGAAGCAATCAAAGAATTAACCGCAAAAGTTAATGATCTAGAATCAAAACTGGGAGGTAATTAAAAATGGCAATTTATCCACAAATTAGTTTTTTAGATTTAAGAAATGGTGGAACAACTTCTGGTAGTTTTGCGTCTTACGTTGGTAGTTCAGGACCAATTAGTTTGGGTGCTTTACGTGGTGCTACTGAATTTGACAGCAATGGTGGAAAATACACTGCTCCAACAACGGGTATTAGTATTGGGTTTTTTCTTTATGGTTATCAGTATGATCCAACAGGTGGTCAGGGATCGGGTTCAGGAACAACTCACGATGTTGGTGATGGCATCGGTGGTTTCATGTAATCAATAAATATCATATCAACACCTATCAATAATATGAGAACTCCACAAATCGTAACACTTATACCAAATTTTGCTTAATAGGAAATAAAAATGGCAGTCCCGACAACAAGAGAGCAATTCAAATATTACTGCCTTCGTAGATTGGGGCATCCTGTTATTGAAATCAATGTGGACCCCGATCAAGTTGAAGATCGTATTGATGAGGCGTTGTTATACTTTGCCGATTATCATTTCGATGGCACCCAGGATACTTACTACAAATATCAAGTGACTCAGCAAGATATCACCAATCAATACATCACGCTGCCTGATAATATTATAGGCGCGGTTGATATGTTTCCAGTTGGTCAGGGTCTTAACACCAATAACCTGTTCAATATTCGTTACCAGATCGCCCTTAATGACCTATACACACTAACCTCAGTGTCTATGGTTCCTTATTATATGGCAATGCAACATATTCAATTCCTAGAAGAATTTCTCGTAGGTAAGCAGCCCATTCGTTACAACCGACATATAAATCGTGTTTATATCGATATGGATTGGGGTATTGTAAATCCGAGTGACTGGTTAATTATTAAGTGTTATCAGGTGGTTGACCCCGAAGTATATACCAGAACATGGGGGGATCGTTGGCTTCAGCGTTATGCATCCACATTAATCAAACAACAGTGGGGGTCAAACCTAACAAAATTTACTGGTATGACGCTTCCTGGTGGTGTTCAGTTTAATGGTGAAAAGATTTATAATGATGCTACAACAGAACGTGAAGAACTAGAACACGAAATGATTAACAGTTATAGTTTACCTGTTACGGATATGATCGGGTAAATACATGATGAAAGAATACAAACAGAGACCCCAAGATTTCTCTAGACAAATCGTTGCTATAGGAAAACATGCGGACATAAGAAAATTGGAAGCTAAAATTCTTCAATCTGTGAATGCAAAAAACAATGAAGATTTTTATAATAAACACAACAACGATGGTTTTTACTTCGATGGTCGGGAAAAAAGAAAAGCTAACAAGTCAAAAACCACAGGAGGTATAGCCTAATGGCGACCAATTTTTTTTCAATAATTTCCAATCGTCAGGTGAACAAAATCTTTTCGAGGATTTGATCATTGAATCGATTCGAATTTATGGTCATGACATTTACTACATACCTAGAGTGATTACACATTTCGATTCTCTTATGACCGAAGATGATCAGTCTCAGTATAACAATGCTTACATGGTCGAAATGTATATTAAGTCCGTCGATGGTTTCAGTGGTGACGGGGATTTCATGTCTAAGTTTGGTGTTCAGATTCGTGACCAAGTAATATTCTCTATATCACAACGAGTATTCAATCAAGAAATTGGTATTCAGACAACACAACCAAGACCAAACGAAGGCGATCTTATCTTCTTCCCATTAAATCAGAAATGTTTTCAGATTAAATACGTTAATAAATTCGAAATGTTTTATCAATTCGGTGCTCTACAGACTTGGGAAATGACGTGTGAGCTTTTCGAATACTCAGACGAACAATTCAATACTGGTATACCTGCTATCGATATTTTACAGACCAACTTCTCTACGAACATTATTGATTGGTCGTATCTAACCGAAGCTAATTTGTATCTTGTTGATGAGAATAATAATACATTAGTCCTACAATCATATGATATTCAAAACATTGATACCACAGCCGAAAATGACGTATTTGATGATGACGCCAAAACGTTCCTTGATTTTTCCGAAACAAATCCCTTTAGCGATCTAGCAGGATAATATGGCACTTACTTCACCTTTCTATCATGCACTTATTAGAAAATATGTAACTATGTTTGGATATATATTCGATGACATGCGTATTGAACGTTTCGATTCTGCTGGTAACGAAACTGAATTGATCTCGGTCCCTATTACGTATGGGCCAAAAGATAAGATGATGGCTCGCGTTATTGAAGACCCAACAATCACCAAACAGGCTGCAATTCAACTACCTGTAATGTCTTTTGAAATGACCGGTTTCCAATACGATCCAAGTAGAAAAATACCAACCGTAAATAGGCAGGCTGTTGTTAATGCATCAAATCCAAATAACATGTATTATTCCTATGCCGCAGTTCCTTATAATATTGGATTCGCTCTTTATATCTACGTGAAAAACATCGAAGACGGTAACAAAATTATTGAACAAATTCTACCATTCTTCACACCTGATTGGACTTTGACTGCCGATCTTATTCCTGAAATGGGTATAACTGTTGACGTTCCGCTTGTTTTATTAAATCTCACATGCGAAGATTCTTATGGTGAGGATTTCAAGGAACGCAGAGCACTAATATGGACTATAGAATTTACGCTAAAAGGTTATTTCTACGGTCCTACAGCAAATTCTAGTATTATCAAGTTTGCCGATAGTAATATACACAATTCCATTGACATAACAAAACCAGCCGTATCCAATATTATTTCTGAACCGGGATTATTAGCTAACGGACAACCGACTTCTAATGCAAGTCTGTCTATCCCGCAAAGTTTGGTTAAAGCCACCGATAATTACGGATATATAACATTAATAACCGAAAAAAATCAAGGATAATATTAAAAATGTTAACTTTTCGTAAACTAAAAACTATTATTTCTGAAGAACTTAATGATGCCGAAAAGAAAACTGTTGCTAAATGGAAACGCGATCCAGAAGCATTGAGACATACTGATCATTATTTTGG